TTTATGCGTGGGAGCATATACAGGGATGCTATCAAGCCTATTCTCATGGATAAGATATATTCGAGTGCAGGATATAGTGGCAGTGGTATGTACACTGGTGATGGGATGTATACAGGCACGGGAGCCTACAAGAGAAAATGGAGGAACTCGCGAGGCGAGAACCCACAGAATGGACGATGGAGATCGTCCACTGCGGCCTCCAAGTACCGTAATTCTCGAGGAGAATTAATAAACAATGGTAAATGGCGGAAGTCATATATTCCAGGAAGCAATAAACTTGTAAAACAAGTTTCTGCAGCATATTCCAAATCGGCCAATAGCATTGTCCCCAGATTTGGAAATCGAGATTCTGAAGAGGTGATTATCACGAGATCAGAATACGTAGCTGAAATATATGGGCCACCACTTGATGGATCAGTACCATTGCCATTTGCCCTGCAAGCATACCGTCTAAATCCAGGTTTGGAACGGTCATTCCCGTGGTTAAGTCAGCTTGCGCAGAATTTTGAAGAATATGAGATTCTGCAACTCATATTTACCTTCAAATCAACCACAACTGAATCAGGAAACCAGGCAAATGGACAAGTAGGAACTGTAATTATGGCTACTAATTACAACTCAAATTCCCCTCTGTTCAAGGACAAGAACACAATGATGCAATATGCAGGATCAAGTTCCAGTAGGTTAACTGAAACATTGATCCATGGGATTGAATGCAATCCTAAAAAATTATCTTCTAATCGAGGTGGATATGTACGAGCCAATCCGTTGATAAGTACAGAAGATGTCCTGAATTATGATCATGGAATCTTCCAAATTGCGATTGCAAATTGTACTGCTAACTTATCAAACCAGTCGCTCGGGGAATTATGGGTGTCTTACAAAGTGAAACTTCGTAAGCCTAAGTTTTTCACTGGATTAGGTCTTGGTATCAGCCAGGATTTGTTTATAACAGATCCTTCGTTCGCATACGTAGCGAACAGTTTCCAAATGTGGACTCCAAGACTTAAAGCTTCTTGTAACAATATCGGCACCACGGCTGGTGATATTGTACAAGTCTTCCCGCAATTACAAGTATTCGGGACAATCATCATAATACCAGCGGCGTATTCAGGATACTTACGCGTGCTATGGACATTCGAATGCTTGCAAGGGATTATCTTCGAAAATCCTTACAATGATCCAACACAATCTCCACTATTACAATTTACTAATGGTAATGTGGGAGTCATTCCCGATGTCTACGGGCCTCAATCCCAATATGTATACGGTAATGATCAAAGTATATTTTGCACCTACTTTCAATATCCTGGAGGATTCCAAGTCATTGCACACTTGAAAGTGGACATTGCTACTAATGGTACTGATAATGCATACGCAATGGTGCTAAATCCTACATTTTTCGGAGCAGGCGGTTCCACCGAATTGCAAACATTTGTCGGTGCCAAATGTTCTCAAAACAATTTAGTTGTATCTGAATACAACTCAGGATTTAGTGGAATTGCAAACGGTGTAGATGGTGGTAACTTCACACCGGTCTGGCAAAATACTTCAGGAAACACAGTCCAAATTCCAGCTCTGAATAATGGACTGCCTAAGAAGTTCCCATTCGAAACAGGAACACCTGGCACGTATTATTCTGATATGCATACTGCATTTAGAACAGAACCATATAATGTTCTTTTCGATAGACTAGCAACCTCTCAAGGGGTTGACTGGGCATAATTCTGTTGCACATAATTAATAATTGAACCACTCAAAATAAAAGTTTTTGCGAACCTTTCTGCTTCTAAAAACATTTACACCTATTTTTCGTATTCAACTAGTACTTAACACATAAGACACATAACACAAAAGTGAGTAAGGTAATATAGAGAACTCCTGTGTCGTTCTGTCCTTACTCACTTTTGTCTGACGCGTTCCACTTGTTCTTGCGATTCTTACTGCGTAATTCAAGCGCGCTTGTCTTGATCTTGCTCGCGCAAAACCGCTAATTATTATAGTTATAGTCGGTAGACAACTATTTAGGATTACTCTCCATATCTAAGTAACTCTTCCCAGTCAGATTGGTATGCGTCAAATGATGTGTCATGGTATCCTTGCCAAACTCCAGTTGGTGAGGAAATCGGCGTTCCAGTTGAGCTAAATCCTCTTCGTGGAGCCATTCGCACGCCGAAAAAGTATCCCTCAGGGACCGGGGGGAGGTAAAGACAATACGTTTGGAAGCAAACTGGGCAGTACCACATTTCACTTGTACTGTCAAAGGGTACCTGTCTACAATACGTAGGATCTTGGCAAAGCTCAAGTTCTTGGAAGGTCTGTAATCGTCTACGATCACTGTCTCTTGTTGTTGGTAACCATCCCACCAATCTGTCTCCGGGTCCTTGTAATATGCCTCTGGAAAGTTGACATACGCCCAATGGCTCTTCCCAACTCCTGTCTCTCCTGAGAGCCAATACCCGATTGTCGTTGAGGTCCTCACTGCCTGATGCTGAAAGATAAGACGTTCAATTCCAGAAGCATATCGAATATATTGGCAAGGTTTCAGTGTTGAAACCTCTTTGCCCTTCTTACCTTGTAGAACCAATTGTGCAACTTCTTCGAGATCACTCCGTTGTCCTTGAGTCTTCAATTGACCATGTTCATAATCTGGTAAACCAGTCTTTGTAACATAATCATAATTTTGCCGGCCAGTCCCATTTGCAACAATAACTGCCCACCGGGTGGGACGGGCAGACCATTTTGACAAAGCATTTTGTAATCCTTTAATAGTGTATGGATTGGTTGTCTCACCATAACACTGCAAATGGGGAGTCCCTGAAGCACCGACTTCTCTTTTACATACAAAGTATTTAAACCCTTGGGGTATCCAATGCATCAGAGACTCAAAAAGTGCAAAATCATAATTATTGCAAACAAGAACAAATCGGCGAGTACGCAAATTGTGGTCTATTTCATATTATTTTATTAACCAGAACTATGTTTACCTTTTTTCAAAGGTGGGGTGGCTGATTCAGCGCTAGCTACGCTGAAATCATCCTCTCCAATCTCAAAATGAATATGAAAACAGTCTTGTTCATGATCCCAACTCAACCATACCTTAGATCCAGGTTCGGACACAATTTCTACTGCAAATTGGTCTCTCTCTGATAACAAATCATACAGTTGGGTAAGTGAGACTTCACTTCGAACAGCTTCAGTCTCTTCAGGAATGGGAACAGGTTCGGTCATCACTGAGTCTTCGTCTCCGAGTGTTTCACTGCGTTGATCCATTGCAAATAATGACCTCCTTCTGTCCTAAACCAGCATTTTCCATGAAAATTCGAGTGGTGGAGAGACTCTCCACGTGTGTGGTCAGCAGCGTGCCACGTGGCGTGTCACTGCCACAGTTGCTGTGTTGTTTTTCATTTTTTTGTGGAAAATGGACCGAACAGACACTGTGGTTTGCTGCGACTTATTGGGATATTACGTGCCTTTCACTGAGATGCTGGAGATGTCAGTTGCCCCTTCCACCTCCATCAGACGACTTGTAACCTATTGCCGGTACTTTGAGTACCAGGAACGAGATGGATCCAAAGAACGCCCATATGATCTCGCTGCTCAGTTCTCTATGGAGTACTTCGTTGTTGGCATTCGCTTTCTTGTAAACCAAGAGAATATCATATGTGCTGTGCAAACATGTGTGTCCAAAGCAAATGATACCAAGTCCTATATGCGTCGATTTGATCGAATGATGCCTGGGTATCATTATTTGAAGTATTTCAAAGACTTATCTGACCTAACTGCATTCTGCAATTGGATCAAGCGCGATCCTTGGTCATATCATTATGAATTGAAGCGTGAAATCCAAGATTCTCTGGCCGTTGGCCATCGTCGAAGGGTCAAAAAGGCATTATTCATCATGTGGGTTGTCAAATGTGGATTTGCCAACATCTACGCTGGCCAGCATTCGGAAATTGGTGAGAAAATTTGTTGGATGCTTTTTGATTATAAGCAATTCGATTATAGAGTTTAAGTAGGACTATTTTCCCGCTCTAACCAATCCTCTAAATCCATAATCTCTCTACGTAACTCATTTAATTCACGTACGACTCTCTTCAATTCCTGCATAGCCTCGGCAGCCCTCGGTTTATCCAAAACATGCTCTTTGTACAGCTTCTGATATTGCTCTCTCTCTACGTGCAATTCAATTGATTGTTTTTTCAATGCTTCCAAATTCGCAAGAGTGAAATAATCCGTCTTCACTGGACTATTAGGCGGGGGAGATGAAGCTGGTACCATCATCTCGGCAGCAATTGGAGAATTGTGAATCTCTTGTACCACAGCCTCAAGAACTTTCCTTTTCTTTGATGCAGATTCAAATTTCTTGTCAATGTCTTCCAAGACCCAAGGAAATACCCTAGCAACTTCCACCTGTGGTGGAATACTTGCTTTAATGGCGGCCTCTTCAGCTTGTGGATTCTGACCAGTTTGTTCTTCCAACAAGAAACATGTAGGATAATAATCTTCAGGACCCCCATATACACGATAATGTTTGATGTCCTCCATTACGTGAACCCATGCGACAAACTCATCCCAACAACGCTTACCCATAAAAGGTTTGGACCCTATATAAGGATCACTATGGCGTGGCATAGTACCCGCTGTATTGCCTCTCATCTTACGGGGATAAGGTTGAGATTCAGGAGACATATACCATAAAAGAACTTCTCCTTTAGGTATATTCCATTTGATGTTTTTTGATTGAAGCCATTCTTTTGGAGGATCAAAAGTTTTATCCTTAATATCGTTCAAATATATTTGACGAATGTTATCGTGATAACTTCGAATATGTTGAACACGATGATTTTCCATGTTGTTCAGCTTTCTCATCTCATCTGGAAAATAAAAAGGAGAGCGCACTACAGCGGGATCGACAGGATAACGTATCAAGTTCTGAGGAGCCTCTGAATTGATATGATCGGGTATTTGGGTGTTGAAATACGATTGCGTTGCAGGCGGCTCTCGAGATGGTGGTGTATTTTGCCCCATAGGTAGGTCAAAACCATCATCGCTTGGAGTTGAAGGATTAACCATAACTTTCTCTCCACCTGTGGCAGGTGGACCAGTTCGAGGAGGAGGTTCTGCAACACTACTTTTACGCCGTTTGTTAACGGGCTTAGTAGTGATAACAGGAGGTTTCCGTTGTATTTCTTGCTCAGGGGTTGTACGTTTCCGTCTGGGCTCCGGATACCTCCTCTCGTATTGAGAAAGTTGTATAGGTGTTTTCACACCTTTAGATCCTTTTTTACCAGGTGATTTCTTCTTCCCACCAGGCATATGGATGATTGGTTGCATCGGTGTCCCTTGGGACAATTCAACAATGTCCTCTGGACTATAACCTGTGGGAGAGAACCCTTGATCTAAATCAAACATATCCTTATGAATTGCGACCAATTCATTAGCTACAGAATCTTGAGTCTCTGCAATCAAAAACGCTACTTGATTGGCATCAAGTGGTTGTGTAGGATCTGTAGCTATATCTACTCCTAATAGATTAGCACGAATGATTTGATTTAAACGAGGGTCGTTCCATTTGTATTCCACTCCCCTATATGTAATTGCATAATCTCGAGGATCGCTATCGGGATAGTCGATCCCCAGATAGAGATGCATAAACGATACTCTCTGAAGTATCTCTGGTATATCCTCCAATTGAAATAGACGCATGGCTATGCCGTCATAATATTCCAATTTGGCTTCTAATATCTCATACAACTTTCCTTGTTGTTTGAGGTTAACACGTTGTGTACTTGGGGTTTCGAATAACTGTGACAGCTGAACAGAAGAAGGGCTGAGAGCCTCATGTAATCTCTTGCTGGTTGCTGCAAGTTCCTGAGACATATTTATGAATGCACAGAAGTTTGTACTTCTGCACATTAGTGGTATCCACCTCATAAATCATGTCCAAGTGGCTCAACCGTGAACGCAAGAAGTTTATGCGTGGGAGCATATACAGGGATGCTATCAAGCCTATTCTCATGGATAAGATATATTCGAGTGCAGGATATAGTGGCAGTGGTATGTACACTGGTGATGGGATGTATACAGGCACGG